GGAATATTTCAGATACACTGTTTACGTCGCCAGATGGACCATAAGAAAAAATCAAGTCTTTTGCAGATTGACTTCTGGTTATTTTCCAAATATGTCCTGTCAAAGATATAGTTGAAGAATCTGAACCATTCTGAGCAAAATAAAGTTCGGTATCTCCATTTTCGCCTACAAATATAAACTGAGATGTTGAGACACCAGTATATCCATATGAACGGAAATATCTAGACAGAATTGCACTATTAGAACCAACTACACCAAGATTAGTATTTGCTAACCACGCATTTACATTTTGTCCAGAATCTGCATCATTATATGTCCATAGGAATGTTTTATTTCCTGAAAGACCATATGCTACAAAGCCAGCATCAGAAAGATTAGAATCATTGAGGAATTGTGTGCTTGGTGATCCTATAGCAGTTATAATTAATTTTCTAGGAATACCTACTTCATTATTAGCAAGATATCCTGTAAGACCAACAAACAATGATGCATTTTGACCAGTTCCAAACGGATATCCCAATACTAGAGTTCCGGTTGGTCCGGCAAATGGACCAGTAAATGATATTACATGTCCAAGCAAATCAGCAGTTGGACTTGCATTAAGCGCAAAATGCCAAGCAGTTGCTCCAACAGTAAACGATCCAGCAGTAACACCAGTAAGAGAAATTGATATTGATTCTTGATATGCTAATTCAATTTGTTTATCTTGTATTCGAAGATTATTTGCAGCAATAAAACTATTATTACCAAGAACAGTAAAGTTTCCACCTACTGTAACATCTCCAGTAAAACTAACACTGGGTACATCAATTACAGGGGGAAGCATTTTACTTGCTCTAACCTTTTTGGCTGTACCAGAAGGTCTTCCACCAGAAGAAGTATCATTTACAGAGTTAATTATAAATTCATCATTAGATTGTACATAAAATCCATTTGATGCTCCAGTAGCAGCAAGATTGTATGTATCAAAAAGAGCAAAATCTATAATAGTTCTAGATTGTCCACCATAATTATAAGTACCAATGCCGGGACCCGGATTTACCTTCATGGAAACTACACCGCTCGATGTATTTACATCAGCAGAAAGACCACCAGTAACACCCGGAACAACATCATAAATCTGTAAAGGATTTACTGCATCAATAACTTGATTGAGGCGGTTGTACATAGTATTAAACGTATCTGTTAATACTAAACTATTTAAATTAATTAGATCGTATGCTGCTGTCGGCATTTATAAAATTCCTTAAGTATTCTCTATTATTTATACTTCAATATACACACCCTGATAGCAAATATTTAATGTACCTGCTGCTGTGTTAAACCATAAAGTCATAGATGCTGTGGTTCCCGGAACAGTATCAGATTCAATAATTGTGCTTCCTGTTCCACCTCCACCAGAACCAGCAGGACCGGTTGGTCCAGTTGGTCCTGTAGGCCCCGCAATAGTAAAAATTTGAGAGTTGGTAGCCGTTGCACCAACTCCGGGTGATTTAGTAGACGCAGAAGATATTATATCCCTATAATTCATATCTTAAAATATATCCGATGGTGCTTCTATTTCTGGTGGATTTAAATCTATTCTAGGAGCAGAAAAAACCATATTCCCTTTGCTTACAACTGCATATACACCATCAACTTTTTGAAAATAGTCTCCCTTTACTTCTGATGTAACATTTCCATTTACTAGTATATTAGCATCACTTTCAATATGAATATTTAAGTCACCTTTAATTCTAAGATTAGCATCTCCGTCAATATTTTCATATTTTGTTTTCTTAATTAGGATTCTATCATTTTCTAAAATAATAGTATAGTTATCAGAAACTATTTTTGTTACTTTTATTCCTGACGGATGTATTTCTTCAAATGTACCGGATTTGTGATAACGATGCATTCTTTCTGCGCCCGGAGTATCATCAAATTCTTCAATATGCCCGCTTTCGGTTTCTAACACATGATTTTTTGGATATTGTGCATCATATGGTACATTTGGTTCCGACCAAGAATCTTGATCTAGGGCAGAGAAAACATCTTTTTGCAAATTTATTTGCTTAGTATGTACAACCGTATTTTCTATATCTTCATTTCTTGCTAACTTATTGGTATCTGGTTCTGTTATATAACTATCTCTTGGAAATGTTCCAGAAGGATCAGAAAATCCAACACCAGATCCGGGTTTTTCTTGGTGTATACCGGGTATGGTTCCCATGATAAGAGGATCTTGACAATAAGGATAATCTCTAAAGATTCCAACTACCCAAGAACCCGGTAAAATTCCAGTTGGAGAAGTTCCTATACCCGAATTTGATGCTGAAGTAACAGGCTGCATTGCAATTGCCCACGCAAGATGTTCTGTTGGCAATTTTGATTTGTTGCTGTTGTGGTGTCCAATAATGCGAACGCGACATCTTCCTAATTTCATAGGATCATCTACATCTTCAATTACACCTGTCCACCAAATACTTTCCATAGTTATTCTTTCTGAGATGGGAATGATCTTGGCATACTATCTCGTTCTAAATCTAAACGCATAACATACTTGTCAACTTGTATCATGTGTGTTATCTTTGCTATAATATATTTTCCAGACATATAATAATCAAATGGATTATCTGTTAAATGTAATTTAGTATCACCAGCAAGTATATTAACATTAACCAACTGACCTGCTCTTTTAGTGCTATCTCCAGAAACTAATATAGATATTTTATTATTTTTAAAATGGTTAAAGTGTGCTTTTCTTTTTAGCACACTATCTTCATAATTATCAGAATCCATTACATTTTCATAAAGAAAGGAATGTTTTGCTTTAATTACTCTATTCATATTAGGGGAATTAAATTTAGTTATAGGAGGAAGAATACCGTACTTATTTATTTTTTTAACGTCATTATAATCTGAATATGTATAATCGGTTTCTTCTATTGCTTTATATATACAATCGTGGGTTATTAGTCTAGAAGCATAAACACCATGTCCAATATTATCAACTGTATCTATATGATTATCTATGGACAAAGAATGTATTCTTCCCATTTCACTATTTAGTTCTCTAAAGATACCATCAGATCTAGTTAAATTTGGTGGAAATTGTGTATACGTACCACTAACATTTTCGTCATAATTTATTGGAATAAATTTATATTCATCCAAAGTTTCATAAAATACATATGAAAAACTTTGTAAATCTTCTGATACTGATCTGGTAGATAATATATTAATAGCTTCTACAGGAGACATATAAGGTATAATATACTGCTTTTTGCCAGAAGTTGGAAGAACAGTTATAGATTTATCATTGTCTATATTATAATCAACAAATATACTGGTCACCATTTCAGAATATTTAAGATTAATATAAGATCGAGATAATTTTTGTATCTGCGTATTTATACCACCAAAACTCACAAAAAACAAGTGATATGTTGTAGCTTTATTGTTTGTATTTAAAGATATTCCGGGGCTTGCTTTATACACATAAAATTTGTGTTTTATAGATTCTGGGAATGATGCTGTTTTAAAAGAAACTTCTAATATCTCATTTCCGGTAAGAGGTACATGTCTTTTTAAATCTACATTCTCGCCGATAAGTAATTCACCACACAAAAAATTTTGATACACCCCTTCATGTATCACTAGTTCTAACATATTAGAACGTAAATCAACTTCAAACCCATTATAACTTGTAAGTTTCAATGAAGTTAAAATATATTCGCCGGGATTAGATATTTTATTAATATTGTTCATTTAAATAAATTTTCTATATCCGAAACAATAGAATCAATATATTCCACTTTAAGAATTTTAATATTTCTTTTAAGATCGTTTACTTGATATTCATATATTTCATTTGTAATAGTGTTTGCTTCAAATGATCCACCGAGATATCTATTTAGAGCATAATTATTACTATCATCTAAATTAGTATAACCAGAAGAATTATAAAATATACTAGAAGTAGAGTAGATTTTTTGATCACTATATTGATTTACATTTATTTTACCATAAGGATCTAAAATATTACCAAAATCATCTACAAAGTGATGGACGGCTTCTTTATTATAAAGAACTACTTTAACAGGATAAATTTCAAAATCAGTTGTTCCATTAGTACCATATAATAAAGTAGATGTATTAAAATTATAATCTGATGCATCTATTACTTGTAATTTACGAAATGTGGGATCCCAACTATTTACTGTTGCTGTTCTAGATCCTTGTGTTATTTCCGAATCTATTTCAAAATAAGAATCTTTAGAAGAAAGATATGAAGAAGTATCTTTTATTTTAAATTTAGTATTGTTTATAGTAGATGGAAAAAATATTGCGGTTCCCTTATATTGATCTTCTATATATCGGTCTAACTGAAAATTAGACAAAGGCCAATCAAAATAAGGATTTACTATTTGATTTGATAAAAGAATAATCCAGTGTAAATCTTCTCTTCCATAAACACGATTTGCTATATGTTCTGGTCTTTCACCATCTTTTACAATATAATCAACAAATATACCATCTTTATCTTTTAAATTTTCAACAATTTTTGGAACAGCAGTAAGATCTACTATTTGTTTAGTAAATTTACCATTTTCTTCAAATTTATAATTAATTTTTGGAAAATACTTAAAGTAATTCATTTTAGTAATACTTCTTTTCGTCTATATTTTTAAAAGACTCTTCAGGATGTGTAAAATCTGCACGAGTAAGTATTTGAAGTTCTTGGAATGTTAAGTTTACATCTATACCAACAGGAGATTTAAAAACGCCAGTTGCAAATGTTTCCATATTCAATGGTTTTAGTGTTGAGAATCTTCCTACATCAGTATAATTAATTGATATGTCAGTTAATGCACAAGGTTTAATTTTATTTATATACAAATTGTCTTTATAAGAATATGCGCCATCACCATCTTTTACAAGAGAGCAAAACTGCAAATCAAATATAGAAGGGGACTTTAGATATCTACTATTTCCGGCTGCAATTTCTGGATGGCTATAATATTTTAAAGCAGATATGATTTTAAATATAGTTTTAATTTCATTTTGTGATTTTGGATAAAACTTAAAATTATATACAAACTGTCTGCGATCAGTTCTGTTAAAAAGATACTCAAGATTTTCAAGAGGAACCAATCGTGTTTTTGCTTGTATGAGCGACTTAATAAAAAGATATTCAAGATTTTCAAGAGGAACCAAACGTGTTTTTGCTTGTATGAGCGACTTAAGATCTATTTTTCCACCTAGGGCAGTTTCAGATCCGGGTATCTTATTCAATATATTCGACACAACACCGGCAATACCACCAACTCCAGATTGCACAAGAGCATCTACAACACGATTTGTATCACCATTTGCTGCACCAGCAAGAATATCAAGTGCTTTATATGTTGGAGTTAAATCAGTAGAGGTGTATTGAAATCCATAGTGTGTTTCAACGTTATTTGGGGCATACAAATAAATAGTACCATAAGTAATGGTTGGCTCTATTGGTACATATTTTGTTTTTTCTGTTGCATTTAATGCAAAATTATTTGATACTGCTTTTCCAATACTTTGAAGATTATCTAGAGTATTTGCTACACTATCTAATTTAGAAAATTCATCAATGCTATTATTACCAATATAAGTATCGATTAAATTAGTAGAAACTTTAGACACATTTTTTACTGTATCTTTTAAGATTGTTCCCAACTCGGTTATAAGTGTACCACCTTCCAAATCTTTAATAGAAATTCTTAAAATATTTGGTGGTGTTTCAGAAAAATTAGATTTACTAAGAGGATTTTCTATTTCTTCTGGATAATGATAAATAAACGGATTAGTTTTATCTCCTTCAAGATTTGCAATTGTAGCATCTTTATTGTTTACCGAAGAATTAACAAATAATCCATCACGATCTTGTTGACCAGCATTAGAATTCCACATTGGAACATAATTATCTTTGGAAAGGGGATTTCCACCATAATTACGACCAAATGAGTCAGAATTGCTGTTAAATGGGTTAAAAATAAATTCCATCCGTGATTGGTCCTATGTTTATTATAAATACTTTATATAGTATATTTATAATAGGGAAAACCATGACAATTAGACGCTCAGTATTAAACGGCGAGACAGAATTCCACCTTTGGATTAAGCCTCCCGGCGAAGATACAATCTATAATCTCCCAATAACGCATCAAATTCTTCAATTATATCCAGATAATAAGATTTATAACGTATCAAATAGGTATTGGGAAACCAACCATAATTACGTTGCTGGACCAGCAGAACCTTCCTCTATAGCAAATGAGTGGTATGAATTGATGAATCATTTAGGTGATTCTGGTCAAACTGCCGCGCATACTCTATTTTTTAAGAATTTGGGCTTTTCTTATCTATCCAATCGGTATTGGGAAACTAACCATAATTACGTTGCCGGACCGGCAGAACCTTCCTCTATAGCGAATGAATGGTATGAATTGATGAATCATTTAGGTGATTCTGGTCAAACTGCCGCGCATACTCTATTTTTTAAGAATTTGGGATTTTCTTATCAAGGAATGTCAGGTATCTATTGGAACCCAAATTGGGGTACAACCTCCGATGCTTGGGGAACAACTAATGGTCTTTCTATATTTAATATTTATAAACAAAACAATATAACTAATCTTAAAGATGAAATGCAGGGTTTGTACCAAAATGCATGGTCTACTGTAAAAGCAGATTCTTATGCAGTATTTAATGTAACACATGGTTCAACTGCAAACCACACCGCACTTCTCAATGCGGTCAATGCTACTTTTGGTGGAACATCAGCATATTTAATTATTAATCTTGATGATTTAACACTTACTTCTGGTAGTTTTAATCCCGGAGAAACCGTAAGTATAACTAATGAAATAACAACATATAATTCTACTGTTCATTCATATTTGTTAAACAAAGCAACGGGTGCAGGAAAAATAACTCTTATACCACCTCATATTAGAACATCAGATAGTTCAGTGCAAGATCCACTCGCAACCGGAGTAACTTTAACAAGAATTTTAAATAAAGATCTTACTTCTTTCTTTATAAGTCAAACAGCATCTCTATTACCAAAACCCGTAACAAAAATATATCAATTTGCTCTTGGTTCTACTGCTCCTAATATAATTGGAACTTTACGAGGATATACAGCAAATACATCTTCATTAACTGGTTCTATTACCATTGGATATCCTTTCTTTTCTGATCGTGAACCACTTCCTCCAACATGGGCATCTTCAAATGCATTCGAAAAAGAAATACGAAATGGCGCAGATGATTATGTAGCACTTGCTGGAAAACTATCTCTTTCTGCTAATGCACAAGGAGCAACATATGCCTTTGATACTACTTCCGTGAGCGGTGGTGCATATCAAAATATTAGGGTGTTTTACCCATATGGATATGGTATTTCTGGTGCTACAGATAGCGGCTATCTTATATCAGGGCAGGGTATTCTTAATAAAAATACTGACGTTACGGTATGGCAAAAAGAAGGTAGAGAGACTATTAAATACTGGACTAAAGCAGTATTCGAAGCAATAGCCGCAACATGTGCAGCAAATAACATTCCAGCACCTACTCTATACGTAGACGATAACGAAGATTATGCAACAGAAGGACAGCACTGGATATATCGTTACAGTTTGTATCAGAGTATACAAACCGGAAATCTTGGATTTATGATGAAGGATTCAAGATGGAATAGCGAAATAGTATGTCGTAATAGTACAATGTCTCAACTTTCTGCTTCTGCCGATTTTAGTTATCTTAATAACCAAGTAAATACCAACTACTTCCCAACACCTTATATAACCGCAACAGCCGTAGACGGAAACTCAAATCTATTTGGTGGATCTGGACAATTCCAATTTAATACACTTGTTTTTGAAATTTCTGAAGAAACAAGAAATGCTGCTATTTACGAGCCAGCAAGACTATCTGTGCCCGGTTTAAGAACAACTGCATGGAAATCTGCAAACGTTGGTAGAAACTATGTACACGATCGTTATCACTTAGCAATAGCAGGTGGTGCAGATTCAAGACACCAACAGCAAATATTTAAGGGAACACATCAAAATATAGTAATGTATCCGTTCCTTGCTGCTCATACAGGAAACGTTGATTCAGAATTTTCTGGTGGAACTTATGCAGCAGAAGGCGTTACCGCTCAAATAAGAAGAACACACAAGAAATACACAAAATACAATATTGATGGTGTTTCTGCTGGATGTGCTGAACAGGGTATTACAGCAAGTGTTTCTCTTTGGCTGGTTCCTCCGGGATGGAATAACAGCACAGATACTATCTTAAATGCTGTTGGTGGTGGTGCTAGACTTGCCGTACCATATACAGAAGATGATACTCTAGAAATACTTAAATATGCTTATGATAATGCCGGTTGCAAGACCTTCATGGTGTGGGGTGACAATCAAGCAAATTATATCAATGCCACATTAACAGGCACTACTGCTGGTACTTCTATTAGCGGAACAGTTTATCACTTTAAGAATCCAACTGGATTAACTTATGATTTTTATTCTACTGTAAGTTCATTTACCCTTGCTACTGGAGCCTTAGTTGCTGCGGCTGCTATTGCTGCTACCGCAGCAGGATCAAGTTTGCTTGATTCTTACGGCTCTCAAACTGCTATTGAGGGAATGACGGGATACTTTAGCACATCTTCTACTGGATCTACAAGATTCTCTGTTTCTTCACCATTCAATGCTTGCCCGGTACTAGATTTCCGTAGACTCGAAAACTTCTTCTCAAGAGTTGACAGACTATTTAACGTGCCTCTTGTTCCAACATTATTGGTAAACGGAAATACCTATGGATTTGGACCTCTAGATGTAAATTTTGCAGTATCTGTAACCGGTGGTGAAACCGTAGCATATGCATGGAGATTACTAGGTTCTGATGGTCCAATTGCTTCTACAGGAACAACGGCATCATATACTTATACAGATCCCGGAACATACCAAGCATCCGTAACCGTAAACAGTTATGGTAAAACTTCTACAGTAACCACAAATATAATTGTTCTTGCTCCTAATGCAGATAATGCAACAAGTACTTCGTATTCTACTGAATTTATAACAATAGATGGAAAAATAGTTCCAAAAGAAATGAATAAACGGCGTCGCCAATTCTTCAATTAAAATATGAAATCTTATAAAGGTAAATTTACTCCTATCAACATAAATAAATACAAAGGTGATCCTACTAATATAAGATTTCGTAGTATGTGGGAGCGTAGTTTTATGGTATTTTGTGATACAAATTCTTCAATTCTAGAATGGTCCAGTGAAGAAACAATAATACCCTATTTAAATGAATTGGATCAAAAAATTCACAGATACTTTGTTGATTTTTGGTTAAAGATAAAACAAAAAGATGGATCTATAGTTACTAGATTAGTAGAAATAAAACCATACTATCAAACTATACCACCTGTAATAGAAGAAGGCAAAAAGGTAAAGAAATCTAAAATTAGAGAAATTGAAACGTGGATTGTTAATAAATGTAAATGGAAAGCAGCACAAGAATACTGCAAGATAAAGGGAATAGAGTTTTTAATTTTAACAGAAAAGAATCTTTTTAACAAATGATATTTAATAAGTATAAATCTTTAAATTGGTTAAAAGATCTTTTTTTAAAAAGTAAAAAAGAATCTTATAATAAAGTAACTACTTTAGTTGGAAAATTAGTATTTCTATCTTATGACCCAAAAACAAAAGATACTTTAGATTATTATGATTCTACACCTTTAATATTTGTAGTTAAAATAGAAGGCCCATATATTTACGGATTGAACGTACATTATCTTGATCTTACTTGGAGAGCAAAATTAGTACAATCATTATGTAAATTTGGTCCAGCATCTACAGAAGATGAAGTAAATCTAGAAATTAAAAAGAGTAGTTTAACCAAATTGCCACAAAATAATCTGGCAAATATTTGTTTGAAGAAATATCTAATCAAAAATATTAAAAATATGATTATAATTTCTAATAATGAATGGAATAATATATTGTATTTACCGATATATGATTTTAAAAAGAAATCTGTTAATGAGGTTTGGCAAATTACTTCAGAAAAGGCAGCCGAATAAATGTCATTTTTAAATCAGAATAATTTTATAGATACCTTTGCCGAACATGTAAACAATGTTGGATTTCATAAATCCAACAGATTTATAGTTTATCTAAAAGGTCCATCTGTAAATTTTATCAAGAATAAACAAACCAATATTATAAATTCTTTGACAGATACTTTACTTACAAGGCTTAATCTAAAAGAACAACCAGCAAGCGTTGGTAAATTTTTAAGTCCAGAAGATACCAAAAGACTAGCAGTAAGTGTAAATGGTGTTACCCTTCCCGGAAAAAGTATATCTACCGTTGAGTTTGGTCCTGTTGGTAGCGGTACTATAAATCGCTATCCATATCAAGAAACATTTGTTAATGAGTTGTCCATTGAATTTAACTGTGGGTTAGATCACTTTGAACGGTCTTATTTTCAAGCATGGATGAATACCGTTATTGATCCTGTTACCCATGATGTAGCAGCCGCAGATGAATATAGTCGCGATTATAAACTTTTAATCATCATGGTTCCACCTGATATTTCAGATTTTACAAGAATTACAAAAATGCTTGCTGAAAATCCAATGAACAAGCACGCAACCGATCATGAATTTTATCGATCATTGTTCTTTATACGAGCACACAACATCTATCCATTTGAAATACAAGAAACACAACTATCTTATGATAATATCAATCAAAACCAAAAAGTTGTAGTTAAGTTTAATTATAACTATTTGGATGATCCTGTTACTATCAAGATGACAAATAAAACCATCGAACCTTCAGATATTGATTTTGGTGAAGAATCACCCATAGACATGTTTAAGCGTATTTTGAGAGAGGGTGTCAAATATGCTACAGATCCCAAAGCATTGCGTCAAAAGATCATAGAAGAAGGTCTTGGTGCAGCAGGAGAAGTTCTAGGAATAGAAAATGTAGAGAAAATGGCAGAAGGTGGTCAGGTTGTTGATGTATATCGTCAAACCAAGAACACCAAAGATATTGGAATTACTCGACACATTTGAATGAGGATTAGATATGAATATACCTAAAATTATTGTTCCCGAATATATGACTACTGTACCTTCTACTTCTAAACAAATAAAGTTTAGACCGTTTTTGGTTAAAGAAAATAAAATTCTACTGCTTGCCGAAGAATCTAAGAATACAGATATAATTTATAATGCAATTATACAAATATTAAATAATTGTACAAATAATACTATAAATGTAAATGAACTTTCTGCTCTAGATATACAATATATCTTTTTTAAGATACGTGCAAAAAGCATGGGAGAAAAATCAAGATTTAATGTTCCTTGTAAGAATTGTCAAACAAAAAATGAACTAGAAATAGATTTTGATAATATAGAACTTAAAACTATACCGGGACACAACAAAAAAGTTATACTCGGTGAAAGTATGGGTGTTGTTTTTAAGTATCCTACATTAAATACCGAAAAAATACTCCTACAAGAAAATCTTACTGATTCAGAAAAAGAAATTAAACTAATATGTTCTTGTATTGATTATTTCTACAATAAAGAAGATTTATATTATGCCAAAGATTTAGAAGAAGGTCAATTGGTAGAATTTATAGAAAATCTTACAATTATAGAAAATCTTACAATTGATAATTACAACAAAGTAAAACACTTCTTTGAAACTATGCCAAAACTTTCATATGAAATAAACTATGAATGTACAAAATGCAAAACAAAAGATAAGATTATCATAGAGAACCTTAGAGATTTTTTTATGTAAGCTGCATTAATGATAAACTAGCCGATTATTACAATATTAATTTTCAGTTAATGCAGCATCATAAATATAATTTAGAAGATTTAGAAAATATGTTACCTTGGGAAAGAGAAGTATATCTTTCTATTTTGAAGAGATATATAGAAGAAGAGAATATAAGAAGATCACAGGAAAAATAAATGTCAGAAGAAAAAGATATAAATTCTATTCTAGAACATATTCAGAAAAACGTGAGCAAAGACAAGGCTCGTTCTGGTAATGATATTGTATCTTTACTTAAGAGTAGCAATACAGTTCTTAAAGATATTAAAAAAATAAATGAAGTATCTTCTAATAAAAGTAATGTATTTTTAAAGGATATTTCTAGAAATGTAGAAAACTTTGTATCTGGTAAATCAAAATTATTCTTTTCTGGAATGATTAAAGTTTTAAATGAATTTTATACTAAACAAGAAAAGAAGGTTAAACTTTCTGAAGAAGTAAAGCCAAAGAAAGAAAAAGTAAATAATGTTAAGTATGCAGAAAGTAATAAGCCAGAAACAGAAGCAAAGCCAGTCGCATCTCCAAAAATATTAAAATATCAAACAGAGAAAAAAGAAGAACAAAAACAAAATAAAAATGAAATGATGGCTTTATTTGCGGCTAATGCCAATCTTGCAAAGTCAGTATTTACAGTTCAAAAAATTCTTCTTGGCATTTTGCAAAATACTAGTACAAAGGCTTTTTCTGGTACTAGTGTGACTATTGTTCCAATTAAAGATAAGGAAGAAAAGTATTCACCAGATGAACTAGGATTCCGATCTCTTGTTCAAGATGTAAGAATTATTAAGGTTTCTTTGCTTGGATTGCTATCTTCATTTAAGACTGATAGGCTTTCTGATGCGGAGAATCGCAGAGAAAAATCATACACAAAATCTTCACCAAACGTATCTACAGTAGATAGAAATATTAAAAACAAAACTGATGATAAATCTTCAGATACTGGGTTATTTGATATTTTAGGTGGTATATCTTCTGCCCTAGTAGGGTCACTTGGAAAACTAGGATCAATGGTACAGTCCGGAGTTTCCGGGGCTATTGGTGGCCTAGGAGTGGCTTTAAAGGAGGGATTGGCTGGAATTGCCGGTCTACTCACGGGTGGGCTGATTAGTATAGTTCGTGGTGTTGGTAGTGCTATAGCATCTGGTGCTTTGCTTACCATCTTACCCGGAATCTTTGCTGGTCTTGGTATCGCTGGTATCGCTTATATGGCTAAAAAAGCCTATGACATGTATACTGAAACCGAGCAATTAAAGAAAGATACTACTGCTGAAAATCATAGACAATTAGAACAACTTAGAGTATACCGAACAAAAAATGAAAATGATATTGATGAACCAAGAGATAAAAATGCTAAAGATGAATTTCAAATTACTGCTATGGAAAAAGATCGTATTAAACGAGAAAATACTCAAAAGATCAAAAATCTAACTAGACTTATAGGCAACAGTAAAGCCAAAGGCATTTCTTTAGATTATGAAAAACTTGAAAAAGAAAAAGAAGCACTACAAAAAGAAATAGATGATGCAGAAGAAAGATATAAATCTTCAAATTCTACAAATTATAATTTTATAAGAGAAAAGAACAAAGATGTTCTTGGCGAAAATCCTTCTTTCCTTTCTATAGAAAAACCAAGAGCATATGGATTTAGTGAAGTTATTTCTGGAAAGAAAGACGCAGAAAGAATGGAACTAATAAGTGGTATGCAGCAGAATGCTCTTAATAAAAATATTGCACAGCCAATAGTAGTCTCAAATGCTCCTGTAAGTAATATTTCAACTTCTACACAAGAAACTAACAATCTTCTTCCTATGGCATACCGGGATCCTTCATACATACTAATAATCTTCTTCCTATGGCATACCGGGATCCTTCATACATACAACAATACAAATGGTATGGTAATTACGGTGTAAAATAAGCCAATGAAAAAACCCCAGATTTCTCTGGGGTTTTTTGTTACACTAGATTAACTAGAATTTACTCTTCATCTCCAACTAGATTTTTAAGATAATCTAGTTCTGCATCTGCATCAGTTCCATTGGACCCTGCTACTGTAGTAGGAGTGTGCATTGGATTTGTGGATACAGGACGAGAAGCAAACGGAGCATGATTTGTTTGACGAGGAGAACTGATCCAGAAGATGTGTTTGGCACATGCATTGGATTAGTGGATGCTGGACGAGCAGCAAAAGGAGCATGATTTGTCTGACGAGGAGAACTTACATTTCTGTTTTCCTCGGCAATAGAAGTGGTTACATTACCATTTTGTAGAACATCATTATAAATTTGCTGTAGTTCATCAAAGCTCTTAAACTCTGATACAGCGGTGAAAGGTAGTAGAGGATACTGGGTATGCCATAGTGCCTCTAGTTTCTTATCATCTCCACCAAGGAAAGGTGAAGCAGGAGAGAATTCACTCTTGTCATAATTAGGATATTCACCAATTGTGCAAATCTTAATCTTAAAGTCACGTCCATTCCAGAAATCAAATGGATTTACTGCAACTTCTCCGGGATACTGAGGCTGCATACTCTCAGTAATCTTATCGAAGATTTTCTTGCCATAATTAAATAGACGTACTTTTCCTTCATTTTCAGGATGAGCAGGATCCTTAATTACATATACATTGCTAATATAGCGTAATTTACGCTTGCGTGACCGAGCAATTTCTTTGTCACTCTCTGATCCAGATGACCAAAGGGCTGAATTTGCTATACATCTTTTGTGTTTCGTTTATGTCGCTTCCACATAAACTCTTTTAATTTCTTAAAAGAACAGACTATATCACACTCTTTCGAGTTTCTGCATTTCGATCTTACTTAAGATCTACGTCATTAAGACTAGTCGTTGAACCTTCACCATTTTTAGGTGCTTGGCTGCTGATTATCCAATCCAATTTATTTTTAAACTCTTCAAATTCGCGCTTTTGCGCCATACCATTTTTTGTTTTTTCGGAATAAATCTTTTTTAAAGGATCTCTAGAAAAAACTAAAACAATATAATTATATCCTTGGTTTTCTGCATACTTTTTATTTTCTGCAATTCTTTCTTTATGAGTATTAAATAAATACAAACTTTTAACATCTATTAAAAGATTCCATTTTTTAATATAAATGTCGGGATAATGTTTTCTAGCAATACAGTCTATTATCGGTACATTTGATACGCCAATGACAATTTCTGACTCGGTAATTTTATAATTTTGTAAAATCATACTTATTACTGAAGGTTCATATCCTTGAATATAATATTCTTCTTCATTTAAAGTATATTTTTTATATTTAAAACACTTGGATCTATTTTTTATAGCTTTATCAGAAATTAATTTGCGTTCTTCTATACTTTTATTTTTCCACTGTTCTTTTACTCTATTACTAAGATAGTCTTTACCATATTTAGAAATTATTGTATTTATTGCCTTTTTTGCAACTTTATCTTTATATTCTTCTGTTTTATTTTTATGAAAAACTTTTATTTTTTCTCGATAAGATTTTAAAGCATCAGGATTTTTAATAAATCTATTTTTAACGGCTTCTCTGTGTGGAGTATCCTTCATTGCACAAGAATCTGAGCAATATTTGGAATATCCACTAGATGCATTTTTAAAATTAGTTTTATTTTTGCAAAGTAAACAAAATCCTTCGTTTTCTTTTAATAAAAATTTATCATAATGTTCTTTAGAAGTTATTTTAAGTTTTCTAAGATGATTTCCTAATCCAACAGCACTAGAGTATTCTGTATTGTCTATATAACATTTCCACATTTTAGTATTCCTTTTACATGTATTTATGTAATAGAAATACTAGCTCATGGATATGATTCTTTTGTGGTTAAATTGGCTCTAAGGACGTTCCAGCAATTAACAGAATTTTTCTTAAATTAAGAATTTAAGCCGCCTGTTTGACGGGGCATTTTCCGCCAATTGTGGTTGGACAGTTTTGTATGTACCATTTGCCGGATGGGCCTTTGAACGAGTGAGAAAACACTCTTGCCCAAGGAATTTCCTCGCCTTCACATGCGGGGAGGAAACGAATTACTGCAAATCCATTTCCAGTCTTATCTCTTTCAGGACTCCAAAGACGTTCATCCTTGGTGAAAGAACTTGCATTCATTTTTTCTAACTGCTTGCTTAAATCTGCTACTGTGTTTGTATTTTTCTTTAAATCTTTAAATGCCATATATCGTATCCTTTGTATATTTTGTATTGTATCCTTTGTATATTTTGTATGTTTGTATATTTTTCTTGTTTTTAATATTTATTTTGTCACATCATGTTTTTTGTCTCCTTGTATCCTTTATTTATAAGCCAGTCGGCTGCCCAAAACCGCAGTTTTGAGCCTTTCCCGAAAAAAATCTATGTTTTTCTCGATTCCTAAAAATATTCTATATTTTGCATATTTCTTGATAATGTCATAAAAAATCACATCATCTTTGTATATTTCTAGATATTTTTTAGACAGCGGATAAATCGTATCTAATATAGCATACGTCTCGGGTGTTATTTTATTCTGTGTTACCCATTGAAGAATTAAAGGCAATTCACCATCTTTTGGAGCAACAAAACCATTTAAGTTCAAACCAGAAGATTCGAAAAATTCAGTTATAGTTTGGAGATCTTGTTCATAACGATATTCTAAACTTTCATACCGTTTTTTCCATCTTGTGTATACTTCTTCAGTTTCAGAATCAAAAAAATCACCAATCCATATATTTTCATTATGAAGAAAGTTTGCAACAAAGAAATTAGTTAATTCTTTTTGAGAATACTTCTTCGCAATCTTCTCAAAGAAGTAACGATCAGTTCGTCCAAGAAATGTACTATACTTGATCTTAGGAATACCAAACTTAGCAAAATTATAATTGTTATTTTTAAAATGAGTTTTTAAACCTACGTATAAACTATATACTTCAAAACCATTCATATTGGTAACTTATTTTTCCGTGGAATAATGTTTAATTCCTGACCTTCTACTTCGAGTCGTTCTTTGATAGGAGCGGATAAAATATTTGAAATTGAATCTGGTTCTACATTAAAATCTGTACATGACTCTAAGACTGCTTCTACATATGATAATTTCTTTTTAAATACATAATCCTCTATATGTTTGTTAAAAGTTACAGGATCTAATTTAAACGCTGCTCCCATTTAGGGCTCCTATTTTTTCCTGAAGTTGAAGAAAATCAACTTCTTTCCAATAATTGGAAATAGTATTTTTTGTTTGTTTTACATAATCTATTGGTTTTTTCACAAATTCTTGTGTTGTACCATCTTCACTAGCAATCAATATTACTATTTGAGAAATTTTAGTTTTAAATCTTTCAGAATACATTATAGCATAACATGTAGTTTGCTCAAAGTAATTCTGAATATATTCTTCTCGTTTTTCTTTATTTGATCCTTTAAAGTCAATGATCGATAATTTGCCATGATACTTACCAATACAGTCAACTCTTCCTGCCATTCTAATTGTATCAGACCACAAACCAGTTTCTTGTAACTCTACTGTTTCTATCTTATTGAGATAAGGAAGAATCTGATTAAATAACGAATAATGAAAAATATTATCTTTTGAAGGAATTTTTTCTTCTTTCAGATAATCTTCTATGATCTTGTGGAGATCGGTTCCACGAGCAGCAGCACGTTTCATTGCCTGTTCATTGCCCGGCTTCTTTCTCCATTCGGCAAAGAAAGCATTTTTGGAATGACCAGTTACAGTAGTAACCGAAGGATACCACAATTTAGTCGTAGGACTTTGATAGTATCTTCCAAATGATGTATCTATTGATTTTATTTCTGGAAGTTTACCATCTATCATTTATGCGATGTCCGGGGTGTTTTTCTTTAATCTTAGCAAGAACTTCTCTAAAGCCAGCATCTGGCTTTTTGAGACCAAGAGTATCTCCTGAATTTAATCCCGGAGCAGTTATCTCTTTTACGATTTCACCAGATTTATTACATGCTGGACAAGGATCTTTCGTAGGCAGGAGATCATCCTTCATCGAGACCGATTTTTCGAATACGTGGTTGCATTTTTTACATCTGTAATCGTAGGTTGGCATTCTTTCTTCTTTCCAAATATTCGATCATAATTTTTGTAATACTTTTTACGATCTACTGGACGATATTTATCACCTTTACCCGCATTACCATTCACAGGTCATCATCCTCATCTTCATCAAATTCATCATCGGCTGGATCTTCTTCATCATCGAGAAAATATAGATCATCCTCGTTTGTTGTTTCGACTTCATCGTCATCTTCGAAGTCATCATAAAGATCCTCATCGTCTTCATATCGTTCTTTTTCCATTTATATCTTCCTTAAAATATAAATTTGACTTCATGTTGACGAAGCCAAAAGGTTTCTTTTCCCCAAATGGGGTCGTCAGTTAATACTAAGTATTGATCTCCCCAAACACGGTCATAATTTGTTGAAATTATTTCTCCATATTTGCGGATAGTTTGATCGCTTTTAATTTGAACTTTGCTTGGTTTTCTCTGCTGTGTACCATAATAACTCATAATATGAATTCCTTAAGTTCGGACCGGGCTTCCCTTTATCTAGGCGGCGTCCCGGGAGAATCTCAACTCCGGGGGAGATTTTTTCGACTTATTTTTTACTCTTAAAAGATTCGAATGATTCGTAGAAATCATCATCGTCGTAATCTGATTTGTTTAGATAATTTTTTAAATTACGTTTAATCTTTTCTTTTTGCTTGTTAGCATCAATTTCGTGTTGTGCTTTATTCTTTTCTTTTGTTGGTTCGTTACGATCGGTATTCATTTAAATTAATAAGCCGGGAAATGCTTCCTCCACTAATGTTTTTGATATTCCGGTTTGTTTTTCAAATGTACAGGTAATCATACTTTCTAGAATTTTAGATTCACCCGGATTTATACTCTCCATCATTTCTATTAGAATTTGATTTTTTCTAGGCAATTTTGTAGTCTTACCTTTTGTATAAATTCTTTCTAGAACAGGATCTAAGAAAATATATAGTCTCTTGTATTCATTAAAAAGAGAACTAAAACTTAATCCTTCCGGAGCATGATCTGCTTTATATTTTGGTACTATATTAGTATACATCTTATATCCGGGATGTAAACCAAACTTTAATACTTCTCGCAGAGCAGGAGTATTGTGGGTGCGTAAAATCTGTATTTTATTAATTCTGTTTGGTTCATTCTTAACCATATCAAATATTTCATGAATCATTAATGTTTTCATTTTTTAAAACTCCGAAAGGTGTTCGATTAAATTCTTCATTTGTTTTGTGATAAGGTAATCTAAGATCTTATCACGTTTTGCAGGTACAATATTTGAAAATTCATTCAATATAGCAGAATGATACATATTTGGTATAAACTCAAAATCTATCAATTCTTTATTTCTATTTAGATTATTTTGTACTTCTATAGTATCTGGTGTAAAGTATCCATCAAGGATTCTCTCTGCTTTAAATGCTTCTAACTTCTTAGAAGAAATACTCTTTTGACGAGTTCCTTCAGTTAGAAATACATCATCGGGCGATAGAATATTTGGTATGCCGTCAGAAGCATCACCACGAATAACATGCTCAAAAAGATAATCTGATGGATTGGGACATGTTACTAGTTTTTTATGATAACCAGAATACTGATTTACATTCTTATATTTCTGAAGTTGAAAGAAATCTTCGTCGCCAGAAATTATTAGCATTTTTTCAGATTCGTGATATCTCTTACAAAGAGTGGCTATGATATCATCGGCTTCACAACCAATACATTCCATAACTTTATAAGGAAAAAATGAACGCAACTCTTCTTTAATCGAGTTCATTAATTTATAAAGTCCTTCCCAATCAAATTCTGATTTCTCTCTTTGCTTTTTACGATTCTTTTTGTAAAAGTCGTATTTGAGCTTTCTCCAAGAAAGAGGAGAATCGTAGCAGATAACCATATCACCATATTCAAAAGAAAACTTATTCTTTAGAATTCGGAGATTATTGATAATCATATGTCTGATTAGATTTTCATTAAATACAGGTTTACCTTTTGACTCAGACATTATATTAGCAATTGTCATCTGATTCATATCAATCAATATCATAATAATTACTTTCCTCTGTAAATCTTATCAATCTTTGCTACGAGTGGAGAGCGAACACAACATTCTTCTCCAAGTTCACAGAAACCAATTTCTGGAACATCCTTGAGTCTATTTATGCAGTCAACGAGCCCGTTGGTTTTTAGGTGAAGATCCGACTGCTCGGTATCACCAGTTATAACCAACTGAGACTTATCTCCAAGACGGGTCAACAGAAGTCTCATTTG